TGTCGACTCTATCGCAAAAGGGCGAGGAAAAACTGTTGAAACAATAAACGCTGAATTTGGTCAGGGTGCGACCCTCCTGGCAGATGAGGCGCTTAAACGCGGCATGATTGATGCCATCGCCACTGGCGATAGTGGTCAGGCCTCCAAATCAGCGACGTATACAGATTCGATCGGGGCCCAGAGTGTTTTGGATCTTGTCGAGGCCAAGCTTGGGATAACCGGATCACCCCATGATGACCAATTTCTTGGAAAACCTGAACATCGACCCGCCGCATCCGCCAGACAGGAGACGTCAGTCATGGATTTGGTCGAAACGGCCCTTGGCATAACAAACAATGAGGTTATAGCGCCAGAGCCCACGCCCCAGATTTTTGATGCGGCTCCGGCCCCAAGGCAAACTGAGCCTGCTCCCTCACCCAAAACCCAAATGGATGTGGCCAAGAATCTTCTGAAAACCGCATTTGGAATTGACCAAAGTGTAGAGCCTAATGACCGCGAGTCTTCGGGCGAAGTGCTTGCCATCGTTGAAAAAGCTCTCGGGATCGTAGCTCTGGCCTAAAAAAAGAAAACGCCTGCAATGGTTGGCAGCCTGCAGGCGTTCAAAAAAGGACCTCAATTAAATTGAATAGTAACACATTTATTTTGAATTACAAACAGAAACATCTCAAGAAAAAACTTTCCCGTATCTGGGTTAAGGCATGCCTTTTCATCGCCGGAAACACTCTAACATACCTCCCCCCGTACTGGACTTGGAGTTCTCGTATTATTGACCGTTTGATTGTTGCAAGTGAGGCATAATTTATGGATCATGGCTGGTTTAAGTTATATCGGCGTTTAACTGAATCCGATTTCTGGACATCAGAGCCGTTCACAAAACCACAGGCCTGGGTTGATCTTATTGCATTGGCAAATCATAACCCCGGTTCTGTCTGGATTCGGGGAGTGGAAATTAACGTCAAAAGGGGCCAAACGGCACGTTCTGAGCTGACTTTAGCCTCAAGATGGAAGTGGTCAAGAAAGAAGGTACGAAACTTTTTGAAATGGCTCGAAAAGGAACAGCAGATAGAACAGCAAAAATCAAACATAACATCTTTAATTTCCATTATAAATTACAACCACTATCAGACAGAGGGTACAACAAATGGAACAGCAGAGGGTACAACAGAAGAACACCAAAAGAACACCAAAGGGTACACAAACAAGAATAAAAAGAATGAAAAGAAATATAAGAGGGCGATTTCTGTCTTAGATTTTTTTTCACCGGTGATAAACGGATGGAATAAATCAAAGCTCGTACAAACCATTGACGGCTTTATCTCCACCAGAAAAACAAAACAGATTTCATCTGGTGTCATCCAAAAAGAATTCGAATACTGGAAACAGTTCCCAAATGAAACAATCAATGCCGCCCTTACCGCATACGTGGAAGGTCAGCTCTGGGAATCCGGAAAAGGTGAAAAATATTTTCGGGGCATCATCCGGGGCAAAGACAAGGCTATTCAAAAAGAATCAAATCAATCTCTCTTCCAAAAGGCGTTTTAAATGAGTTTCGAAAGGTACGGTATACATATCCATGGGAGTGGAGCAGAAGTCCGCGCAATCTGCCCACAATGCTCCCCAAACAGGAAAAAATCAAAGGATCAGTGCTTAGCTGTTAACACCATCGACGGTGTTTGGCTTTGTCATCATTGCGGATGGTCCGGTTCATTGAAAAAAAGCGACACCAAACCAGTTCCATACGAATCAAAACAGGTGTTACCTGAAAAGGTTGTTCAGTATTTTGAATCTCGGGGTATTTCCCAGGGCATTCTTGAGCAAGAACGGATCGGTTTTGAAAAAAGTTTTGGTAAAGGCTGGATCAAATTTCCGTACTTTTACAATTCAATTTGCGTCAATGTTAAGTACAGGACCAGCCAAAAAGATTTTCGGCAGGAGAAAGGCGGGAAGAAATGCCTTTACCGCCGGGACAAGGCAATGGATCAGCCAAAAAAGAATTGATTATCACTGAGGGCGAAATAGACGCACTTTCCTGCCTTGTTGCCGGATATGAAGCTGTTAGTATCCCCGATGGCGCCCCGTCTGAAAATTCAAAGAATTTCAATACTAAATTCGATTTTCTAAATGGCACTGAAAAACTGTTCGAGCGGTTTGATAAAATCATCATTGCCGGAGACAACGACGCCCCCGGGAAAAGAGCCATACAGGAATTAGGCCGGCGGATCGGAGTTGAAAAATGCTTTGTAATTGAATATCCGACTGGCTGCAAGGATGCCAATGATATCTTAAAAAAGCATGGCAAGGATGAATTAAAGGCGGCAATTGAAAGCGCAAAGCCGTTTCCGGTTGAAGGTATCGTTAACCCATCAAGTCTCACAGATATTGTTTTGCACGAATACTGCCAGGGGATTCAAGGTGGGGAAAAAACGGGGTGGGGAAACCTGGATGAATATTATACGGTACGCCCCGGGGAACTGACCGTTGTTACCGGCATACCCGGTAGCGGAAAATCTAATTTCGTGGATGCCCTTGCCGTCAATCTTATCAAAAACAGCACATGGCGCTTTGGCTTTTTCAGTCCTGAAAATTGGCCTCTGCAACGCCACGCCCAAACTCTTATTGAAAAATTCCTTGGGAAATCCTTCAGGCCATCACGTTTTGGGGACCGCATGTCCATGAACGAGGCCAGGGAAGAAACGGAAATGCTTGACGACTTTGTGAAATTCATTGCCCCAAAAGGCAAAATTTTATCCGTAGACACGATTTTAGAGTATGCCCGGATACTCTGCCTTCAGTTTGGCATAAAAGGCCTTGTAATTGACCCGTGGAACGAAGTCGAGCACCTTTTCAAGGGATTATCCGAAACTCAATACATCTCCCAGGAACTAACAAAAATCCGGCGATTTGCCAGGCTAAACGGGATTCATATCTGGATTGTTGCCCACCCAACCAAATTGCAGAAGAACTGCCAAGGGAAATATGACCCACCGACAATGTACGATATCAGCGGCGGGGCCCACTGGAGAAACAAGGCAGACAATGGAATCTGCGTTTATCGTGATTTCGAAACCAATCAGACCGAAATCATCGTTCAAAAAATCCGGTTTAAAGAAATCGGGAAATTAGGATCAGCAAAATTAAAATACACCTATTCAGGTAACTATAAATTGCCTGAATATCACCTGTAAGCCAACAAGAAAGGAAATAAAAATGGCTTTTAACTTCAAAAAAATTTTAGCCGGCAACAAGGCCGACTCGGCAGACATTGAACGCGAATTTGAATCACTGAAAACTGAGCTTTCGGAAAAGATCAAATTAAAAGCGGAATTAGAAGAAAAACTGGTCATTACGGACCAAGATATCTTGGCTGGAACGGCAAAAGTGGATTCTTTGGAACCGATCCAACGTGAACTTGAAAGAACAAACCTTCGGATCAGGACAATCCAAGGGGTATTGTCAAATCTCAACGACAAGCTCTATTCCACCAAGAAGGAAGAAACCAGGGTAGAAATCGTCACCCTTGAAAAGCAAATCTCAGATAAGCAGGCCACAAAGCCAGCCATCAAGAAAAAGATGGCCCACCACCTGGCCATGGCGGGGATTCTTTACCGGGACCTGACCGGGGATGATCCGGAAAATGTGAGTGTTGATTTTTTTCTTGGCAAGTCTCCACTGATGAGGAATGAGGATGACCTTGCCATGTACCGGGCCGCCTTAAATAAAAACGGCGTGGATGCCGAGTCCTTACACAGCCAGATTAATTCCTTGAAAGCTCATGTGGACAGATGCAAATCCCGGCTTGAGCGTCTTGATAAAGACTTTGGGAAGGTTCCTGCCGTTCCGCCTGTTGATAAAAAGCCGACCGGGTTCCGTGACTCTGTGGACCTGAATTATTTGAATTCTCAAGCCAATAGAAAGCCACCGGCTCATGAATTCTCAAGCCAGTATGAAGACGGCATCTGTCGGGAGGGTATGAAAAAGCCTGCGCCCTACAAAGAAGCCGTGGAGCTCTCAGGAAAACACGCCGAGCCCGTCAATGGTGGCGACCCGGCCGGTCTATTTGCAGGAGAATAACCCGTAGGGCCACGCCCGGCGGCCATCAAGTGCCGGGCAATCAGAATATCAGAAAGAGGTGTTAATTTGTCCTATAAAATCAAGTCCGGGGATACCCTGGAGAGTATTTCCAGAAAACAATATGGTTCCGAGTTCTATGCAGATTTGATATCTGACGCGAATCCGGGGCTGGGTGAGCCCCTTACTTCAGGCGTGGAAATCGTTATCCCAAACAATCCAGATTTCCAAGGAACGTCTATCGCAAAAAATATTTACGCATCTTCTCCAAGCGAGGTATCAATTCTCATTGACGGTAAAAGATTCCGTTTCTGGGAGAGTGTTCGGATTACCAGATCCGTTGATACCATCAGTACTGTGGAGCTTTTGGCCCCGTTTGACTCTGATACGCCTGGATTTAAAGAAACATTCAGACCATTCTCATATAAGCCGGTTTCTGTATCGGCTGGTGGCGATCTGTTTTTTACTGGGACAATGATCGGCGTTACGCCGGTAATAGAGCCGAGAAAAAAGAGTATTTCTGTCAGCTGCTACGCAAAGCCAGGTGTGTTGAATGACTGCACCCCTCCGGCCAGCATGTTTTCAGGTATTGATAATAAATTGTTTTTCAACAACCAGGGCCTTAAAAGCATTGCCAAAACGCTTGCAAGACCCTCTGGTATCAGTGTTGTGTTCCAGGCTGATCAGGGGGCTATTTTTGAAAAGGTGAGTTGTGCTCCAGAGAAAAAAATATTGCCGTTTCTGGCCGGCCTTGCACAGCAACGAAATCTCATCATATCAAGCACACCTGAAGGTGCTTTGCTTTTTTCCAAGACTATTGAATCTGGGGAAACTGTCGCAAATCTTAAACAAGGGACGTCCCCTGTCCTGTCGGTCCATCCGACATTTAGCCCTCAGGAGTATTACAGTCACATCACAGGACGAGAGCCCGTTGTCATTGGTTTATCTGGATCTCAGTTTACAGTAAAGAATCCACGCCTATCCGGTGTCATAAGACCATACACATACACCGTCACAGATACCCAGTGTGCTGATGTTAAAACGGCTGTAAAGGCTAAGGTAGGCCGTATGTTTGGCAACATGGTGGCCTATTCTGTAAAGGTGGCAACCTGGAGAGATCCGAGCGGGAATCTCTGGGAACCAAATACTATTGTCAGTCTGGATGCTCCTGATGCCATGGTCTACAGGCCCTATGATTTTGTGATCCGTGGCGTTGAATTTGAGCGTGACAGCAGAAAAGAACATGCCACTCTTGACTTGGTGATGCCCGGGTCATTCAGCGGGGAAATACCGGAGGCACTGCCATGGGACGAGTCGACGGCGCGTTTTAACTTTTAAATTTAAGCCACTCACGAAAAGGGGGCCCGGCCATACAGCCGGGTTCCCCACACTATCACGAAAGGTGCTGAAATGTTTCAAATAGATACAACAGAACTAAAAAAACTGGAAAAAGACTTAAATACATTAAAAAAACAAGCTCTGCCATACGCTACCAGGGAAACCTTGAATTCGATGGCCTTTGCGGCTCAAAAGACGGCGAGGTTAAATATTCGTGCCAATATGGTTGAAAGAAATAAATTCACCCAACAAAGCATCAGAGTGGAACGGGCTCAAGGCTTAAATATGAGGCGGCAGTTTTCCGTCATGGGATCAACAGCCCCTTACATGGAAGATCAAGAGTTCGGTGGCATCAAGCGGAAGCGTGGCAAAACAGGTGTATCTATCTCTACGCCTTATGCATCAAGCGAAGGTGATTGGGCGCGACCAAGAAAGCGACTTATTAAAACACGAAACAGATTAACTAATATCAAATTTGGAAGAAAAAGGCAGAGGCCAAAAGGGCAGCCTAAACACAGGAAGCAGGCCTTGCTGTTTAAAGTTCAAGATTCGGTCATATCCGGGAAGAGAACTTTTTTCCATGATTTTGGTGCAGGGAAAAAATCCGGGATATACAGAGTCCTTGGTGGGAGGAAAGGGTTCAAGAGAGGTTGGCCTAAGGGTGCAAGTTTAAAAATGGTCTATGATATGAGCAAACAGGCTGTGTCTATACCTAAGAACCCAACTGTTGTTCCTGCTGCAATCGCCACAGGACCGAAGATCCCCCAATTTTATAAGAAAGCTCTTACATATCAGCTTCAAAGACATGGAATTCTCTCATGAAAACAAAAAGGTACTGTGGACCCCTCCCCCCTATCGACCGTTTTGATTCCGACGCGCCGCCCTCGCACAAATTCGGACTTTGAACCAAAAGTTAACCGGTAAACCTTGAGTTAAGTTAGGAAATAGTAAAATGTTAGTCAAAAAAGCTAAATTTGCAGAAATAACAGGCATTTCTCCGTCCGGAATATCTAAAGCATGTCTGCACGGAGGTTTACAAAACGCCGTATGTGGATCAAAAATAGACCTAACATCTAAGACTGCACAGGAATATCTCAAAAAGAAAGGGATAGACCCGGACAAAATTTTATCCGAATCAGACACGACCCCCAAAGACCCCAAATTCTATGCCATACAACGCACGGCAAGAATTATTGCTATTGGCGCAAAGGATATGATTGATTCCGGCAGAGATATTGATGCTATAGAAAAATTCATAGTGGATCAGATATCCTCGGTTATTCGCCCGGGGAAAGACCGGGTAAAGAGGGCGATTGATAATGCGTAAATGATATATCAGAAAGCCGGTTCTGTGAATGGCCAGCAGATCAAAATTATCACAGCCTATCCATATTACCCCCAGAGTCGAGAAGAATCACTCACCCCCAAAATGAGGCGAGTGAGATGGGTCGAAAAATCTACCAAGTACGGACTCCATCAACGCGCCCAAAAATACTCCTGTTAAAGCGGGGGAATTCTCCCTTTTTAAATTAGATCCGGCTACCGGGTTTGGGCTATTGCTGGATTTTCCCCTCAATTAAAGCCGTTACGGGAAATCGCGTAACGTTATTACCCAGGCTTAGGA